CCGACATTGTTAACGCAATGATTGATTACAATGGCACTTTGATTATGGTGTTCAATATGAATCCTTCTGGTAATCCACTGACAGTCTACTTGAATTCCATTGTTGGAGCACTTTACGCTCGCATGGGATTCTTCCACTGTTGCCCAAACCTCAACCGGTACAGAGATTATGTTAACTCCTCGTGCTATGGCGACGACTTCACTGGTAGTGCGGATGCGGAAGCGCGAAATTTCACATTCCGTAATTTCCATGATTTCCTTGCCAAACATGGTGTTATTATCACTGTACCCTCCAAAGAGGATGACATTGTCGACTATCTTGATCCAGATCAAGCAGATTACTTAAAGAGAGTTTCTAACTTCATTCCAGAGCTTGGTCTCTCATTGGGTGCTCTAGAACTTGAAGCTATTTACAAGAGTTGGCATTGCAACCTCAAATCCAGAACCACAGACATGCGTGAAGTGGCTATGTCTTGCATAGACTCCGGTCTCCATGAAGCTTTTGCTCATGGTAGAACCGTTTATGAGAAAATGCGAGCTGACGCTAAGCTTATCTGTGAAAAAGTCAATCTATCAACCCCATCATTGTTTTACAGTTTTGACGATAGGGTTGCCAATTGGCGAACCAAATACACTTAAAAAACTGACAACTTTCCTTTCAATAATTGGCGTGAATGGTCCGCGAAGTCTATGACCTTTTGTGGTTCAGGGATTATCCAAAAATCCTTAGCACTGGTAAGTGCGACTGTATCTTTATTCTATAATATTTTATTCTTTTATATTACGTGTTTATTGTCTGTACAATTATATGCTTACATGAATCCTCCGTATGCGCGAAGAATTCAACGCCCAACAACTACTAAAGATTTAACAAAGGAAAAACTTATCACCATAGAACGCACAGAGGTAGGTGAGCGTTCCACAGAACAAGCTGCCACTGTAACTTTTATGGATGATCAGCCTGGTGCAACAGAAGCTCCACCTGAATTTCTCGATCCACTGCGAGATCAGGTGTATGACTCCTGCACCGAATTACAACACTTCCTCAGTAGACCGATAAAACTGGATACTGAGGTTTGGAATGTAGGTTCTGAATTGCGTTTTGTGTTTATAGATCCGTGGGGTCAATTTATAAGAGATCCTCGTGTCGCCCAAAAGGTTGCTCATTACAAATTGATGAATTTTGACATGCATATCAAGATTGTAGTCAATGGCACACCGTTTCACTACGGAAGAGCCATTTGTTACTACACTCCTCTTGCAATGTATGACAATATCAACGATTATGCCTTTACTGGCCCAAATACTGATCAACTGACACTCAACACACAGAAACCTCACGTTTTCATCAATCCAACAACTTGTGAAGGTGGAGAGATGGTCTTACCATTTTTCTATCCCAAAGCAAATGTTGATATTACATCTCTAGACATTACTGATGGTCTGGGTCTGTTGCAGATCGACTCCATTAACACACTGAAACATGCCAATGGGGCTACAGATCCAGTAACTGTTACTGTCTACGGATGGGCTGAGAACGTTAAGCTAGGCGTAGCTACTCAACAAACCTACGATTCCTTGATTATTCCTCCTCCTATTTCAACTTCTGAAGTTGAAGAAAGAGCAGATGAGTATGGAATGGGACCTATATCAAAACCTGCTAGCGCTTTGGCTAGCATCGCTTCTAAATTTAAGACAGCACCCGTCCTAGGACCATACGCAACCGCTACCCAAATTGGAGCCAACGCCTTATCACGAGTTGCTTCCATATTTGGATATAGCCGAACACCGATACTAACTACATCTGTATACCGACCTAATACCAAAGGATCATTCGCTACTTCTA